AAGTTGCAATGTTCATTATAGATTTTGTGTCTATAATTTTGTATTCATGTAAATATTTATTTTTCTTAAGTAGTGCTTCTATTATTATATATTCCATATCAAGTGATTTACTGTCTGATTGCAATAAATATCTTGCCATATTATTACCTCCAATTATAAGACAAAGTTAACCTGCAAATCTTCCATTGCATTTGAAACATGGACGCGCCCCGAAAGGAAAACGTGAGTGCCCGTGTTGTATTCTAAAATTCTTTGTTCGGTCCAATCCGTGATATTTTCGCCTTTCGACTTTGCAAAATCCGCCTGCGCGTCATAATCAATTTCGACAAAGTTAGAATCAGTGTCCGAATTGTCTAAAATACCTTCAGATTCAAGCTGTTTGAAGTAAATTAAAATCGCACTGATAAATAATTTTTTGTTGGTATAGGTGTTTAAAACCTTGCCAACATAATCTTCTCGGAAAGTGCGGCGTATATCGTCCGAAATTAAGTCAATGCTTTCAATGACTTTAATAAAGCGAAAATCTGTGCCGTGCTCTGCCGTGAAAGTGGTTAAGCTGTTAATTCCGCGCGCAATTTTTACGCCCATTCCCTCGTGTTCATCCAAAAGGCAAAATTCGCCGTTGTTAATGTGCGCGTCAATGTCTGCGTACCTCGCGCAGGTTACAATTTCAGGCAGTTGGTAATAAGTAGCCGATCTGTCTAAACTTAAACCTGCAAGCAAGCCCGCAATTCTTGAAGTGTAGGCAGTGGCGGTGTAAGTCAAATATCTTGAAATATTTTCGTCAACCAATTCAGCGTCATTGCCGACCTCTGCAAGCGCGTCAGTGTAGGCAGGATTGACGATTTTTATATTTTCGGTGGTAAAGTTTACAACGCCTTCATCGTCAGCCGCGTAATGTGCGACAACCGCCTTGAAGGTTTTATTTTTATTTTTGCGTTGACTGATAACCCAGCTTGCAAGGTCTTCTTGATCCTGCGCGCCGCCTGTCGGGTGGCAAATCCAATTGAAAGGAATATCGCCGATCTGCTTTAAGGCGTCAGCCGCCGTTACCGTTGCTTCAACCGTTTCAGTTACGGTAGTTGTAGTTGCAACCGTTACCGTTGTCGGTACCGTGACAGTTTGAGTTTCATAGTGATCTTCAGTCGAAAGTTCGGGATCGTCTATATCTTCAACACCTGCTACAAAAACTTCAGATTGAATTTCGGTTGTACTTTCAATTTCGGTAGTCGTTTCAACTTCCTTTTCAACTTCATATTCTGCATTCGGCAGGACGTACGCCAAAATGTTTTTCGGCGCGCCCAGCAAGCCCTTCTTAATCAAGTCAACGTTGCTTTCATCCAAATTTGGAATGTCGCCCGCCTCTGTTATGTTGAAATATGTAACGCCGTCTTCGTTCGTGCTGTGCGAATCATTCAAAATCATTACAACCGTCCCGCGCGCAGAGCGTATCATTGCCGTTGCCGATTGACTTTTGAAAGTTATCAAGATTTTTGGCAATGTTAAATTACTGGAATAACTCACTATAATCATCCTCTCAATATAAAAAGCCCGCCGGAGCGAGCTGTAATTTCTTTTATTTTTTAATAGGGCGAAACAACCTTTTGCCTGTGTCGCCGGATTTTAAGCGGCTGTTAAGTGTATTACGACTTAGCCCGCTTTTTTCAACTGCTTCCGCAAGTGTCATTTGTTCGCCGTTGTATTCTACAATAACGTTACCGCGGTGGTTACGGTTTTGTTCGCTTGCAGTTGCCCAGCGGACGTTGCCAGGTTCATAATTTCCGTCGTTGTTAATTCTATCTAATGAATAACCCTTTTCGCCGAAATGTTCAAGCTGTGAAACATAATTATAAAAAGCTAAAAAATCGTCTTTCCACTCTTCACAAACACGAATACCGCGCCCGCCATAATTTTTATAGCGTTTGTTATTGAGATTGTAACAACGCTGTTTCATCGCCTTGTAAATTCCCCAAATTTTACTACGAGATAAGCCGTGCTTTGTATTCGCCGCGCCAGCGTTTTCTCTTTGAAGGCAACCACAGCTTAAAATTGCCCCATTTCTTAACGAACATCCTTGCACAATTTTTTCAGCCCCGCAACTGCAAAGGCATTTCCAATAATAATGGTTGCCGCGCTTTTCTGCACGCTCCAAAACTGTAAGTCGCCCGAATTTTTGTCCGGTTAAATCGATTAACTTTCCCATTATAACCACCTTGCTTTTTTACTGCGGAGCGGCTATAATTCAAATGACGCTTAACCGCTCGCTTGTAGTCTTTACTTCAAAAGAATTCTACAAGAAAGTTGGTTAGGCGTCAACGACTTTCAGTTAATCTTCCTTCCTTAAAAAATTTTTTCAACCGAAATTAATTTATAAACGTTATTTTTTTCGTTAATGGTTAATTTTACAATGTGCTTTTCGCCAATTCGAGTTGTCAAAGTCTGCCCTGCGATGAAAAAATAATTCGTGCCGTTGACAAGTTGCTTTCCGACATATAAAAGCGGTTCATAATCTGCGCCACAAATTCCATCCATACCTGCAGACCACGCGGACGCCGCGCGCTGTGTAAATTTACAAGGTTTAAATTCTTCAAATTTAATTTGTCCTAACATTTTTATTTCTCCTTTAAATTTAATTCTTGCATTAAGTCAAAGTTTTCAAGTTCAAACTTATCAAATTTATCTATAAAATCGCTGAAACTCAAAATAAAGCTGTAGGTTAAAATCCCGTCAAAAATCCTTGAATCAGTTTCATACAAAGTTATAAACCTGTCAGCAACCGGTACATAGCCGCAAAAAGCCGCGTCAAACTTATCTGAAATGTTATATAAATCTGCGCGAGGGACTTCAGCCAATGTTGGCGAAAGTACAACCGAAATATCGACGCGCAAATTTTTTTCAATCTGCCCGAATCCAAAATCTTTTCTTATCGGGCGAAATTGAATATAAGCATAACTTTCAGCCGAATCTGCCACAGGCTCGGCAGTCACAAATAAATCAGGAACCGCGCGGGTAATTATTTCTTTCAGCGATTCAAAAATATCTTTAATCGAAATCATCTAAAAGCCTCGCCAAAATATCATTAGCGTCTTTAACAAAGTTTTCTCGTGATTCATCGACGGCGTCGCGCAGGAAGTGTTGTCCCGGTACAAAGCCGCCGCCGCCGCGCGTCCTGTGCCCAAATTCGACGTGCGCCGCGTATTCAACATTATTAAAAACTTCGATACTGTCGCCTTCAGGGTCGGTGTTATCCCATCTGCCCTTCAAATACCCTGTATCTTCAGGCGTCAATTTTTTTACGCGCGCCTTTAAATTTTCGGCAGTTTGCATAAGGAATAAATTTTTTTCACGCGGGAAGTTTTGCACAATTTTTTTTAATTTGGCGTTTAATTCCTCTGTACCGTGCCATTCTACTTTCATTTTTGCGCCGCCTCCTTTCTGCGCCGAACTGAAAGTTCAACGTGCGTATCGTATTTAAAAGCAGTGCCTGCAACGAGTTCAAACTTTTGCCCTTGGTGTACGACTTCAATAGCATCATTTTCCAAAATTTCAAATTCGGGCGAATAATTGAGCCGCAAATCTTCCGTGATTTTTTGGCTTACGTCGTCCCTGTGCGCGCTTAATTCTTTGCCGTATTGCGCCAAATGACACGGCTTTTTTCGGTAAATCATTTCGGCGGCTTTTGCGCCCCAGCTTACATTCAGCGGGCGGTAAACCGTCATTTCATCGTTGTAAAAGAAATGTGCAACCAACTTTCTTAAATTCACCACGCTATCAGCCGCCTGTACAAATTTAATTTCGGTTTCAGTGCGTCAAATAATCTGTCAAAGTAACTTTTGCTTGTGTCAATTTCCGCCACTGCAAATTCAAACTCGGTATCATCTTGCTTGATTTTTTTCAGCGGAATATTTGAACCGGTTATTGAAGTTTCACTGCTTTCAGATGACAATTCGTCAATTTGCCTTGAAATTATTTCCGCCGCGTCAAATATCAGCGGCTCGGGGAATTCTTTCAAGTGGCAGTAACTTAAAACATTCGCCACGAACTTTTCAACGTAAAAATTCAGCTGATATTCATCTAAATTTTTATTCAGCCCGCGCGTCAACATTGCTATTTTTATTTTTGCTTCTTCGGTTTTCATGTCAGCTTGCAGGTGTCAAAAGTGCAAAGGCGTCATTCTTTACCGGCGCAAATCCAAGCCTCATTGTCGCCTTTATTGCCACCATGTCCCTTTCTGCCAAATTCAGCGGCTGATTGTCCGCCATTGTTACCGTTGTTAATGTTGCCTCGCGCAGGACTTCATAATTTATTTCGCTGCGAATACCGACCGCCGCACAATCCCAATTCCCCGCAATACACAACGCTTTAGTAGAATCCCAGCTGCCGTTGCGCACAAATTCTATCGGCAAAGAATACAAAGTTTCTTGATCGACGCCCTGCACATATAATTGATTGCCGTTGTCGTCGCGCAGTTTTCGGAGCGAATTTTTGAAGGCAATGTTTGAAATAAAGCCCTGCACGTCATAACCTTTTTCTTCGATTTTCGCCATAACGTCAGAAATATCTAAGTCAAGCTTTGAGTTCGTGCCAATTTCAATTTCCATAGAATTTGCCGCCGCCACGCTGTAAATTGAATCAGTGAACGGCGAATTTGCGCCGAAAATGCAAGCCGCGTCAATAGTTTTGTTAAACGCCGCAACTATCATCGGCTGAATTTCGCTGAAAACGTTAATAACCGTGTCTTCATTCTTTTCACGAGTTACGGGAACGATAACGGCTAATTTTTTTGCGGTAATTTCGGGAAAAGTCCATTCGGGCGTCGAGGTTTGAATTCTTGCCGCTTCGTCCGTCCAATACGCGCCGACGCCGTTTTTCAATACCGAAAACTTTTTCTTGTCACTTGTCATAGCTTCCACGTTTGCAAGTCGAAGTATCGCCGATTCTTTAACCAAATTTTGAATGATATTGTAACTTATTTCTGTCGGTACAAATCCAACCAAATTATCTTTTAAAAATCCTGTGTCTGCCAATTTTATTACCTCCAATTATTTTTTGCGCGCTTGATTCTGCCGAATAAGATTAGAAAGGCTGTCAACGCTTGCCGATGCGGGTGCACTGCTTGCGGCGGGCGGCGTCTTATTTTTTAATCTTTCGTTGACGGCTTTTTCAATTTCGGATTTAAAAACCTTTTCAAAAGTTTTGATTCTGTCAAGCGTCGCCGCGTTGTCATCTGTCAAAAAGTAATTCATAAAGCTTAAGGGAATGCCGCGCTGTTCAAGTACTTTTGACATTTCAAGTTCAATTTCTTTAAGTTTTAATTCTTTTTCCTTTGCCTCCAATGCCGCGCGCGTACTTTCGAGTTCCGCTTCCCTGCGTTCATCGTCTGACATTTTTTGAAGGCGTTGTTCTTCCTTTTTGGCGGCTTCAAGTTGCTTTTGATAATTCGCCTCAAATTTTGCCGCGTATTTTGAAATTGCCGCGTCTATTTTTGAATCTAATTCGTCTGTCGCTTCATTTTCGGCGGGCGTTTCATTTACTATTGTTTCTTCCAATTTTATTACCTCCACTAAAAAAGCCCCTGCTGTGCAAGGGCGGGAATATTTTTCATTCCTTCAAGGCAATCAAGGTTATAAATCATTTTGAGCCTCCTATTCAGCGTGATTATCGCAATTCATACAAATTTTTTTCCAGTCTTTAATTTGCCGGAACTCTTCAGGTGCAAATCGCGCAGGTTGCATTTCTTCAGCCGACATTGATACATCGTAGCAAATTAACTCTTCTACGGCCTTTTTTACTATAGGGCAA